CTAGAGATTCCAAAGGGATTTATCGGTACCCTATCGGCCCGCCTGAGCCAATACTGTTAAACTCTTCTTTTCATCGAAGAATCGTTCTAGCCCTCGCTGTCTGCTCGGACTAACACCCCATGCTAACTGAAAAGTCTGTCTGGCCTCATTGCTAATATCCTTGGCTGTCGTATATTTTTCGCATCTTCTAATCATATATTCATCATACAGGGCCTGTGAAAATTTGCCATGTGATGACCTAATGAGTAATTGTGCCCACGATTGCAAAACGGGAACACCCGAATTACAGTGTAATTCACCCAATCCAACAGCACCCAAAAGTTTCTTATATCCATCTACATTAGGATAAGTTTTGAGTGTGTAACATGATCTTGCTATCACACGCGCAGGATTGCGAACCATCCTTGGTTTACCATTGACTATAACAATTTTGCACTGACAAAAACTAACATCAAAAATATCATCGCATATATCTAACTTGGTTGTCATACAAGCCCTCTGATAAAAATCAAAGTCCAACAAATGCAACTGCGACCTATCTAAACAGATCAACATATCATCACCATTTGCTCTTATCTCTGCATCAACAAACCTTGTAAATTCTAAACCAAGCGCATAATTATCAGTCGACCCTTCAAACGATGTCAAGATCTCACCAGAGCACAAAGTCTCCTCCATCTCATACATGATTTGACTGGCAGTCTTACACTTATTACTCGCCTGACAATCAACCAACTGCTTAAATTTTTGATTATTCCGATAACATGATTTCATCCAAATCCTAAAAAACCCACGTATACCATAATTAAGATGTGCATCATACTTAGAATGATCCAACGGTATGTAAACGGGATTAGCAAATTTGTCGCCCATATGATACAAATTATCGGCGATCTCATAACTATCCATACCTTTAATAAAGATACGGTCCCTCTTACTACAATAACGACCATAACGCGTATATAACACGTATTTTTCTAATGGTTTGATATACCGCGCCAGCTCATAGCAATACTCATCAGAACGATGTTGAATCATTCGGGGCGCCTTATCCTCCAATGGTGAAAATACATCATCCTCATGTTTTTCTTTTTTCAGAAAGGCTCGAACTAGCTTAAAAGCTGGGACATCAAACACGCTACCATACTTATCGATAGAATTATATGCATTCCTTATTCTAGTACGTCGGTTTTGGGGAGATTCTTGTATAACCTGTTGACGGGAGAAAGGTTTAAACTGCTTAACGGGATATTTCCGACAAAATTGAAAAAAACACCGCATATATATAGACATGGCCTGCTTATCAACAGGTTTAATAGGCTTTATATGCCTCTCATGCAATGATATTAGCTCGTTCACTTGACAACTTTGAAAGCCCGCACAACTCTTTACTCCTAATACACTAGGTAAAGCGACCAATTGCTTAATATAATCACGATGCTCACATTGCTGTGGTTCGATATTAATAATTCGCGCATGATCTCCAACTGGGTTTTTGGGGGGTCTATCACAACAAACAACTCTAGGCGGGAGAATCAGCCATCGTCAAGCGGGTATAGGCAGCACTGCATATGCTGTCTCAACCCACTTCCGATCAGCAAATTTCTTAAAACCAATCACTTTTACAAATTTGTTGAATATAGTACGCTTTGGCACCACTGCACCTCTCACGTACTTATTATAAACAACAATCTGCGCAGGGTCCTGTTTTTGGAGAAAAGTCCTGAAATTTCTATCTATGCAATTATCGAGCATGGCTCTATTTATAGCTTTAGCAAGCTGCAAATGTCTATCTCGTTCATGCATATCAGGCCGATTCACTCTAAGCCAAGCTTCACCCTTCCGTTTCAACAAATCTGGAAGATCTGTGTCACGGGTGCGAAAAGCCGCCTCAGTACGCAACTTCCATGTCAACTCCTCACATTCCGAATGCTCATTCATTATTTTAATATTTCTACGAGCCACTTCGTCATGTAATAAAGTCTGCACATGCTTATTGCGTCCTAATTGCGCCTTAACGTTTGTCAAATCCAATAATTTCGGACTGTTGATCCCAAAAACCTTCAATCTTCGATTATAACATTGCCGAGCCTCCTCAATTCGCTGTTTATATGCACATCGAATAGCCGAGACGGACTGTCGTATATCATCAGTATGGTCCGAATCACTTCGGTCAACTGATGATGATCGAGAGACTTCAAACGAAGCATTTGCTGTACTATACTCGGTAATGATGTCTCTGATTGAATCAATTGCGCTAAGTCGTCGTGCAACCACAGGAATTGTTTTAGGTCTATTTGTCGGGTTGTCGGGAGGAGTGTCTGCGCTAACTTCTTGGACGATATTGTCCACGGAACCAATACTCTGGTCTTGAACTTGCACGGACACACACTGGGTCTCATCATTTTGAGGTAATATGGTAGCGCAGCGAGCGCAGCACAATAACCCCTCACCATAGCATAATGTTGTGTATGACTTGCACAATGGACACACAACTTTATCAACATACGATCTGCAACAGCAGATGATCTTTGTAGGATCAACTGCCTGGTACCCTTTACCATAAACGCAATCTCTAATATGTGATAAGCATTTAACGCAGGTACATAGCACACACTCACGACAACCACAGGGATGGTTGTGTGTTTTATCCCCGAAAGGAACGCGTGATACGATGATTCCTCTGCTCTTCGCGAATTCCATTGTTCGTCTTCGAACACGACGCACTGCAGGATGGTTTGAGACTCGACGACTCCTCCTATGAGCCGAAAAACCGGATTTGCCCCTTGATCCTCCACAACATCACCAGGAAGGGGATTACTTGGTGAGTTGGTCTCATTAGCACCGACACTATCGTCAGATGCTACGTCATGTGGCGCCTCATGCACCTCTACAACCGCTTTAACAGCCGTTTGATTACGGCGACGGACAAACTTCCGCTGATACTTGCCCTTACCCCTAAAGCTTCGGGGATTTTGAGATTCGAGAGTGTGATTAGTTGTGACTTGTGAATCCATTTG